AGCTTTCTCTCTCAACCCCACAAATAAGATTGGGGGGGGACAGCTTTTGAGGAACTAAAAAAAAACTATACATTTGTAAAACTAAAATAGCTTATGAAATATAAATGCAAGAAGTGTAAAAAAGAAATTGAATTACTTAATCAGACTCTAGTAATTAAAGATGGTAAGGTCATTATTAAAGAGGCCTTCTGCTGCAGGAAACAAATGGACAGCAAAACAAAAGCAGAGGGATTCCCTTCATTAATTAGAACTGAGGAAACACTAAAAAAGAATTAAAAGAAAACAACCCCTCCAATTAGGAGAGGCTGCTATAGCATCCAAGTAGATGCTTACTAAAAACAAGATTACGACAGGCAAATATAAAAAAAATGGCGAGAGGCAGGAAGAAAATACCTACAAAAATAAAAGAGCTACAAGGCACTCTAAAAACTGAGAGGATGCTAGAGAATGAAATGCAAGTAGCACTCGTTAAAAATATTCCTTTAGCTCCTGAATGGCTATCTGAAATAGGCAAAAAGGAATGGATTATAGTCTGCTCTGAATTATATAATAAGAGAATGCTCCATCATATTGACCTGAGATTATTGGAGGCCTATTGTAATGCAATTTCGCTACATATAGAAACTGAAATAATGCTAAGAGAGAAGGGAAGGATTCAAGTATTTAGGAATCCTGATGGGAGTATAAAACATACTCAAGCAGTACCCTATCAGAAGATTGCCAATGATGCTTTAGATAGGGCTTTGAAAATAGCTACTCAATTTGGATTTACTCCAAGTGCAAGAAGTTCAATTGAACAACCTACATTTGTTCAGCAAAATAATGAATATAACTTTTTTGAATAATGGAAATAAACAAAACATATAACGAAGATTGTAATTTAACTATGAATAAAATGGATGATAATTTTATTCAAAGTATCATAACTTCACCGCCTTATTTTAATTTAAGGGATTACGGAAACGAAAAGCAAATAGGTATTGAAGATAGCTTTAATGATTACTTAAATAATTTATTAGAAGTATTTACGAATGCTTATAGAGTTTTAAAAGATGATGGTATTATTTTTGTAAATATTGGAGATACTTATGCAAGTAAAAAGGTAGGTAATATTAAAAGAAAAACTTTGATAGGAATACCAGACCGCTTTAAAATAATGATGATTGATAATGGCTGGATTTGTAGAAGTGATATAATTTGGCATAAGCCAAACGCAATACCAAGTAGTGCAAAAGATAGATTTGTAAATGATTACGAGCGTATTTTTATGTTTACAAAGAATGAAAAATATAAATTTAATACGCAATATGAAGAACGTAAAACAAAAGCAAGTAGTAAGACAAATAAAAGGCAAGAAACTAAATACTTGAATGACGAGCAAGAAAAACAAGTAAGGCAAGGAATGAATAAAAAAAGAGGTTTAAAGTTATTGGAAAAAAGAAACCACTTACCCGAACATTTATTTTTTGTTAATTTTTTAAGAAGTAGAACAACTGCAAAAGATTTATTTAGTAATGTTAGTGATATAAAACTATCTACTATTGAACATTGGTTTAGGAAAGATATAGGTGGTTTTAGTTTTCCTAAAGTGAATGATTGGAACAAAGTAAAAGATTTTATTGATGATTGGAGTAATGATTTTCATACAATAGATTTAGGGTTAACTACTATTGATTATGAATATGATGACATTAATAAAAATGCCGATAAAGGAAGAATAAAAAGGTGCGTTTGGAGTATTAACACTAAACCAAGTAAAGAAAAGCATTTTGCAGTTTACCCTACTGAATTAATAAAAACTCCAATACTTTGCAGTACAGATGAGAACGATATTATTTACGACCCTTTTATGGGTAGCGGAACAACTGCATTAGTTTGTAAAGAATTGAATAGGAAATGGATAGGCAGCGAAATAAACAAAGATTACTGCAATGTAATTAAAGAACGATTAGCTTAGTATTAATGCTAACGAATAGTATATGGTGCGTGAGGCACGAATGCAATATATACCGTGTTATCTACTGCACGGGTTTAATAACTAAAACTTTAATGAAATGGGAAGTAAAATAAAAATGAAATTCAAAGATGCTCCAATAGGTGCAAGATTTAACTTTATAGGTGATGATGCACCAAAAGATATTTATGTAAAAATAACAAATACTATTTTGATGAGGCTGCAGCTGATAGAGCATAATAACGAATTTAATTTCTTTGACTAATGATAATAAATAGAATATGGGCTATGCCGAATAGATGGACTTTTAAAATTACTCCAATTAATAATTTAATAAATAAATATGGTGGAGATTTTAAAAATTGGATTGACCCCTTTGCAGGTATGACTTCTCCTGCTGAAATAACTAATGATTTAAACCCTAAGAGCTGTGCTAAATATAATATGAAAGCTTTAGATTTCGCTAAAATGTTAGATGGAAATTATGATGGAGTATTATTTGACCCCCCTTATAGTGGTAGGCAAGTTAAAGAATGCTATAATGAATTAGGAATAGATGTACTAAGAGATGACACAAATGCTTTTTTTTATGCAAGCGTAAAAAGAGAAATAAGTAAA